TTACAGTGATCCACGTGCGTTAGCACTAGTAGACGAGTATGCCGAAGCCTGGAGTTACTACCTGATCAAAGCATCAGCAGACTTGGCCGCAGAACAAGGTCCTTGCACCAAGTGGCACGAACTCAAATATGCCAATGGCGAGTTGCCAATTGACACACGCAAGCCGGAAATAGATGAACTAGTACCACACCAAGAGCGTATGCCATGGCGTGCCTTGCGTGAGCAGATCTTGAGCACTGGTATTCGCAATGCCACACTGATGGCGTTAATGCCAGCCGAGACCAGCGCACAAATCAGTAATGCTACTAACGGAATTGAACCACCAAGAAACTATGTAAGTGTAAAACAAAGCAAACATGGTGCATTAAGACAAGTAGTGCCCGAGTACAGAAGACTCAAAAACAAATACGAACTATTATGGGATCAATCAAGTCCAGAAGGTTACTTAAAACTGTGTGCAGTATTGCAAAAATATATTGACCAAGGCATTAGTGTCAACACTTCGTACAATCCTAGATTCTACGAAGACGAAAAAATCCCTATGAGTGAGATGCTCAAGCACCTGGTCATGTGCTACAAATATGGTTTAAAGCAATTATACTATTTTAACACCATGGACGGACAAGGCGAGATTGATGTAAACTCGTCGGCATTTAACAAACAACACCCAATAGAAGAACTAGCAGATCAAGAAGATTGTGATAGTTGTGTAATATAAAGAGAAAGATAATATGAGCGTTTTTAATATCAACAACAAACAAAAGCACACAGAAGCCCTGGCATTTTTAGATGCTAGTGGCGGTGTCAGTATTCAACGATACGAAACATTGAAGTACAGGCAATTTGACAAACTAACAGACAAACAACTAGGATTCTTTTGGCGTCCTGAAGAAGTGGATGTGCTTCGTGATGCCAAAGACTTCAAAGAACTAACACCTTTTGAACAACATATATTCACAAGCAATTTAAAAAGACAAATCTTATTAGACTCGGTGCAAGGACGTAGTCCTAACCTAGCGTTCTTGCCTCTAGCCACTATTCCAGAATTAGAAACTTGGATTGAGACCTGGGCATTTAACGAGACTATCCATAGTCGTAGTTACACACACATTATTCGTAATGTGTATGGCAGTGACCCTGGAGCAGTATTTGACACGGTATTAGAGATTCCTGAAATTGTAGATTGTGCAAAAGATATTAGTCGTTATTACGATGATGTCATCTCCGCTAGCCAATGGTATCAACTGTTAGGCGAAGGAACACACACTGTCAACGGTAAGGAAATCATTGTTGACCTACGTGCGCTTAAGAAAAAGTTATGGTTGGCAATAAATTGTGCCAATGCCCTTGAAGGCATACGATTTTATGTGAGCTTTGCTTGTAGTTGGGCCTTTGCTGAACTAAAGAAAATGGAAGGCAATGCCAAAATTATTAAACTTATCTGCCGCGATGAAAATATTCACTTGGGGTCAACACAAACAATGATCAAATTGTTACCACAGGATGACCCGGTGTTTGCTGAGATCCGTGAGGAAACTCTAGAGGAATGTACTGCTATATTCCTAAGTGCTGCACAACAGGAAAAAGATTGGGCTCGATATTTGTTCAAAGACGGATCAATGATTGGTCTCAATGAACAACTACTATGTCAATATGTTGACTGGTTAACTTGTAAGCGTATGACAGCAGTACATTTAGACTGTGGTATAAAACCCGGCAGTAATCCCCTGCCATGGACTGCAAAATGGATTGCCGGATCTGAAGTTCAGGTAGCACCTCAAGAAACAGAAATAAGCAGTTATGTCATTGGCGGTACTAAGCAAGATGTTGATGGAAATACATTCAAGGGTTTCAGCCTGTGATTTTATACACAGTTGGGTGTAGTTTTACCTATGCACAACAACGTGGATGGCCCAATATTCTAGCAGACAAAATAAATTTTACATTAGAAAATAAAGGACATCCGGGTGCTGGCAACACTTATATAGGCAATGCACTTCTATTAGACTCTGCATTTGCTCGTAAAAAGCCAGACCTGGTTGTTATAATGTGGAGTGGATTGACTCGTAAAGATTTATCCGTGGATCATAAAGACCAGCACATAATGTCTGCATTAGATGGGTATGGATATATTCGTTGGACCGGGCACAATACTAGTTATCTTTTAAGTGGTGGAGGTCAAATAGGTAGTTGGCATTGGCATCCTGCAACTAAGGAAATTTTTGATCCTTTGTACAAGTTTAGTAACGAAAAAACCATGGCCCAGGACACATTAGTACAGATAATTAACACTCAACACTATCTTAAACAAAACAACATTACTTACTTAATGAGCAGTTATGTCAATTATTGGGGCAACAATAAAAAAGTAGTAGACTTAGATTATGGCATTGGCCAATTTGCAGATCTAAAATACCTAGTTGATAAAATTGATTTTTCTCGATGGGTATTTGCTAACGAAAACAAAGATTGTATACATGAACTTGCTAAAATGAATAATGACCTTGAAGAGGATAATTTTCATCCAGGGTTTAACACTCATGAAAGATGGGCAGATTTAATATTGAAAAAACTCAATGAGGATAATTACATTACAACGGAGAAGAAATGATAACAATTTACAGTAAAAATAATTGCCCCTATTGCACACAAGCAAAAAACTTGTTAAAGAGCCGAGGTGTGGCATTTGAAGAAATCAATATCGAAGAACGACCCGAGGCACGTGAATTTATTCTTGCCGAAGGACATCGCACCATGCCACAGATTTATCAAGACGGTAAACTGTTAATTGCCGGAGGCTATATGGGCTTGGCTAAACAATTGCCAGAGTTTTTTGAAACACTTAAAGAAGCAGTATAATGTTAATCTCAAAATCAAAAATTGATATCGATGATATCGCAACATTCAAGTTAAGCAACGGCGATGAACTAGTTGCCCGAGTTGTGAGTAAAAGCATTGACGGTGACTTTGTAATCAACAAGCCGCATAGTGTAATTCCTAGTCAGCAAGGTGTGGGCCTGTATCCCAGTTTGATCACTGCTGACCCCGAGTCCAATTTGGCCATTGGACACAATCATATTATGATGTGTGCGCCCACAGTGCCTGAGATTGAGGCACACTATATCAAAATGACCACTGGCATCACAGTGGCACCCAAACAGAGTATTATTGTATAATGGCCACTATCTCAGTTGACGGAGATACCAACGCACACGGAGGCGCGGCATTTGACACCGGCCTCACCACCACGGTAAAAACCAATGGCAAGGGCATTGCAGTTGTGGGCACTTCTAGCTCATCAAACGATGACTTGTACAACGTCAACAGTCGTGCTCACCCCACTGGTGCGGCCGCAAATCAGGTGGCCAGTGCCGGAAGTGGTACAGTAAAAATCAATGGCGCACCAGTGCATCGTGTGGGAGATGCCCGAACAGATGGCAGCACAAGTGGCCCCGGCAATCCCTTGGTCCAAGTCAGCGATTGACACAAAAATTTCGTTAACTGCACAGTTAACCACAAACTATTCTCCATAAACTACGTAGATAACCTGTTATACTAGCATATAACTCTAAAAACCTGTGGTTATATAAACTTACAGTCTGTAAAGATTGTATATAGGAGGACGAAGCATGAACAAGATTTTAACAATCTTAGTTGCACTTATCGCCCTGACCGTGATGGCACCCGGTCATGCAGAAGATAAAATCAATAGAGACTTAACATGTCTGGCTCAAAACATTTATTATGAAGCCGGCAATGAAGTCGAAGAAGGCCGTGTTGCAGTTGGCCTTGTTACCATTAACAGAAGCAACAGTGGAAGATACCCCGGCACAATTTGCGGTGTGGTAAATCAAAAGACAACAATCGCAAAGTCGCGTACTGTCACAGAGGATCGAGTTGAGTACGACGCCCTTGGACGGAAGCGTGTTGTTACTGACCAACGTCAAGTCACCACCACTCGAACAGTTTGTCAATTCTCTTGGAGATGTGAAAATGTTACCAAAATTAAGTACAATAGTCCACGCTGGGATAACAGCCTTGCGGTTGCCCGAAACCTGCTGGCAGGAGGGTACGAGGAATTCCGTGACAAATATCGCAACGCTGAATATTTTCATGAAGTGCATATTAGACCCGCTTGGGCTCGACAAAAGCATCGAATCGATCGCATAGGTGGTCATATATTCTATGCCGAGCGGGCTCCGGAATCGGTAGAGTTGACAATAGCCCAACAGTAGCAGTATAATTGTTAAATACAATAACAACACTGGAGTCGAATATGAGCAAGACAGCACTGGCAGTTGATGAACTACTTGAAGAAGAGTATGCAGAGGACCTAGCAGATGATGACTACTGCTTTATATTTGACAGCGAAGGTAATTTAAAGGGTGCAGTCCTGCCAGACGTGTTGCCCTTTAAAGCACCCAAAAATATTGCTAAACTTCTCAAGTTGATCGGGGTGCGCGACATTCAGGACTTGGATAAAGACTACAACTTACACTAAGTTTGTGCTAAATAACTAAAAGAGGATTTTAGTTATGGCAACGTCTTATTCGTTTATTACATCGGGAGTGGCAAATGCTGTAGTGGCCAGTACCCGAGTCAAAGTGGTGGCAAACAATGCCTGCTTCTATGCATTGGGCCCAACAGGATTAGCAAGTGTCACAGCCAACGTTGGTCCTTTAATTGCGGCCAACAGACCCACAGATATTACAATGTTCACATCAGGTAATATTGCTAGCCAAATATCAATTACCCCTGCCCAGGCTGGACAAATAACAGCCATCACAGTTACACAAATTGGCACCGTCAACCCCAGAGGATTTGTAGGCGACGGTCAACGGTATATCCCAAGTTAAGGTGTAGTATGAACGTAGCAGAAATTTTAAGATCTTTAGTCAACAAGGTTGATGGCAAAGACATGGATGCAGCTCCAGAAAATCCAAGTCAGCATTCAGATCAACATGCTGAACTTTATCCTGTAGAAGTTGACAATGTTGACCATACAGACTCTGAAACAATGCAAAGTCCCATGCAAGACAGCATTGACTTATTGCGCTACCTAGCCGGTGTGGGCAACGGCGAAGCACCATGCGACACCTGTGGGCAAGCACCTTGTGGTTGCGAACCAGAATCTCCCGAGATATCTGGGACAATTACTATTTCAAC